GTGCGGTTGGGGTTGACGCGCTTCTCGAACACGCTGCCCTTGTCGACCGCGCGCAGCTCCTGCTCGGCCAGCTGCGTGCGCCGCTGCTCCCGCTTGGGCATCTCGACGTCGAGCTCCTGGGTGTGGCGCCGCAGGCGGTCCTGCGCTGCCGAGACGCCGCCGTCGCCGTCACCGCGGCCCATCTGGGCGCGGACCACGTCGAGGAAGTACGAGTGCTTGGTGCCGCGCTCGTAGGTCTTCGGCTCGGACACCACCTCGACGCGCGGCCCCTCCGGGGCGTTCTGCCCGTACTTGGCGCGCAGCTCGGCCGCCGTGGCGGAGCGCTTCTCGTCCTCCTCCAGCTCGGTGACGCGGGACTGGAGGTCCTCGAGCTCGGTGTCCTTGGCGCGGATCTCGGCGCGCTTGGCGTCGAACGCGGTCTGCTCGTCGGCGGACAGCTTCTCCCGGCCGGCCTTCTCCGCAGCCGTGACGATGGCGTCCAGCTCGGTCTTCAGCGCGGCCCGACTTTCGAGCGCGCTCTGCATCTGCTTGCGCAGGTAGGCGAGCATGGCTCGCTCCCTTCAGGGTTATCGGATGGGTCGCGCCCGCTGAACCGTCCGGGTGGTGCCCCAGGTGGTGGCGCGCCAAAGCGCGCTCCGGCGTGGGGTCCGGCGCGTCAGGTGGTGCAGGCGGAAACGGCTACAGGGCCAGTGCGGCAGCCTGTGCCTGGTACAGCGAAAGCGGATGCCCGGCCGTCGGCTCGGGCACCCCAGGCGGCGAGAGGCGACGCTGCAGGCGCTCATAAAGCGCCCGGGCGTCGTCGTCGCCGAGCTTGTCGAAGTCGGCCGCCCGCAGCGCGGGCTGCACCGACGTGGCCGGATTGGCGCCGAAATTGACGACGCTGACGTCACCGCGATGCAGGTCGACCTCGAGGATGTCCCGCTGGTCGTAGTCCGGCGACCACATCTGGCGGGTCACACGGAACGCAAAGCTCATCTCGTCGACGCTGCCGTCCTCCAAGGCGAGCAGCATGTCCTGCACGTCCGACCGGGCCGCGGTGACGTCGGCCTCCATGTGCAGGCCCGTCGAGTCCTCCGACAGGCGCAACGTGCCGGCCTTCGTGTACGCCATCGCCAGGCCGCCATGGTTCAGCAGCAGCTGCACCTGGGGGGTCTCGGACAGCGTCTTCGTGAACGCGCCGGTGCGGACGACCTCGGCGTAGGAGCCGAGGAAGTCCCACATCTCGTAGGGCTCCTCAACGACCGAGGCGTAGCCGGACACGGTGGAGACACCGGAGGCCCCGGCCTTGGCGCGGGCTTCCAGGTGCACGGGGTAGGCGCGGCGCACGATTCCCGTGGCGGAGGCGCGCGCACTCTTATCGGTCATCAGTGACCTCCCATCGGACTGATCTGGACCTTGCCTGGCGACGGCGGTGGCGCGGTGGGCTTGTCGCCCCATTCGACCGGGCCCATGTCTTCGATGTCGCGGACCTCATTGACGGTCTCCCACTGGTTTTGCAGGGCGAGCGTGTGGGCCTTGAACCGGGTCAGCAGATCGGTGCGGACCAGCGCGGCGCGGTTGAACTTCGCCTCGCCGACTGGCAGCAGCGTGGACAGCGCGCGCTCAATGCGCACCAGCCAGGGATCCACGGCATACGTCAGCAGGTCCAGGGAGCGCTGCTCGATGTTGCTGTAGGTGAGTGAGCCGCCCGTCTCGTATCCGAAGATCTCTGCGAAGCCAGGCCCGAAGATGCGGCAGCACTCGGCCGAAGTGAAGCCGTTGGTCTCCAGGAACTGGGACTCGTTCGGCGCGATCTGGATCTGCTGGTACTTCCAGCCGCCGCCCAGGACGGCAGGCTCACGGCGGCCGTGGATGGCGGCCATGAACCTCTGCTTCGCCGTATCCGCCTGCTTCTGGTTCAGTTCGCTGTCTGTGGTCAGCACTCCGGAGGGGTGGCCGCCCTCCTTGAACCACTGGTAGCCGAACTGCAGGGCGGCGATGCCCGTGGCGATCGTGGTGGCCTGCAGAGCGATTGGCGACAGGCCGAGCACCTGCCCGGGCGCCGGATGCACCCGCCGGTGCCAGACCTTGTCGGCGTCGACCTGCTGGCCGTTCATCCACCAGTGCGGGGCACCGTCTTGGTCGGGCAGCACGTGCACCAGGTCCGGATGCTCCAGGACGATCTGCGTCGGCGTGCCCCGCCGGTTGTCCCGGGCGCCGACGTGGCCGTAGGCGTTGCCGCGGAGCATCATCGAATACGCGTACTGGTACAGCCAGTCCGGCAGGCCGTGCCCGTCACCGCCGAGATCGGCCAGCCAGGAAGGCAGCGGCTGCGGATCCCGGGCCCGCGGGAAGTACTGCAGCGGCATCGTCTCGGCGATCGTCGCCACCAGGTTCACGCACGACCAGACCGCGACCTTCTGCAGGGACGCCTCGGTGCGCGACAGGTCCACGTGGGCGTAGTTCGAGCCGATGCCCCCGGCTTGCGAGTTCGGCGGAATCGGCGGGCTGGGAAACATCGCCCCCGCGCGCCGCTCACGTCGGAGAAGGAAACTCATCCGGGCCTCCTACGCATCGCGAGACGGTCGGCGACCTGGTCGACCAACAGCAGGCCCCCGGCGGTCAGGAATCCCGCGGGAGGCCATGCCAGCCACGCCCCGACGGACACCAGAGCCCAGCCCAGCAGGACCGGAAACGCACGCCACACGACGCCCACAGCCGCGCCGAGCGGGGCGGCGAGCCGCACCGCCAGCGGTTCCTTGCCGGGCATGAGCACCCCCTTTCACCAGATGTTGTCGAGCGGGTCCGACTCTTCTTCGACCTCGGCGCCCAGCCCCCACTTGGCCAGCGTCACCGCCACCAGCGGGCTGATATCGACACTCACGCCCCGCCGGGCCCACGCCCACGCGTCCCCGAGCGGCCGCATCTGTGCGCCCGCCAGGGCCGCAGTCAGCGGCGCCTGGTCGAGGTGGCTGAGTTTCTGCTCGGTCACCGCGTCGTAGAACTGGCCGCAGGACTGCGCCACTTCACGCGTCTTGGGCTGTACCACCTCGATGCCGAGGCGTTCCTCGAGGGCCGGGATGAGCGATCCTGCGGGGCCGCCCGCGTCGACGACCCAGCACCGCGGCTTCCACTTCTTGTGGAGGGCTTCGGCGCGGTCGAGGATCCACGCGGTGCCGGGCTGGTGGTCGACCACCTCGACGTGCGTGCCGCCCCGCCAGGCGCCCGCCACGCCGATCGCCGCATGCGAGCGTTCCGGCGTCATGTCGATGGCGAACACCACCCGGCCCTCCGGGCTGGAGGCCGCGTCAGCCAGGGCCCGCCATGCATCCTCGCCGATGACCTGCCAGGTGTCCGCCGCATCGGACGGATACTCGCCCACACCGAGGCGCTCCTGCGCGTACAGCCTGTCGCCCAGCGTCAGCCGCTCGTTCGCGCTCTTCTCCAGCGTCAGCCGGTACCCGATCGCAGGGTTGGCGATGAGGATCGACTCGGGGGCCGCCACGTCGTCGTGCTCTGTGCAGCCCTGCCGGCACTCGTCACGGTGCTCGTTGATCGACCACTCGCAGTAGGCCAGCGTCGGATCCGGCACGCCGCTTTCCACGGCCGCCAGGGCGCGCCGCCGCAACCGGCCGAGCTGCACGGACTGGTGGCCGATCCCGGCGCTGCCGAGGTACCAGGTCTGCGGGTTCGCGACCGCGGCGAGCGTCGGGGCGAGCGCCGCCATGGCGTCATCACCGAGGATCATGTCCTCGTCGAGGATGATGCAGTCCGCGGTGAACCCGCGGCCGGAGCCGCCCGAGCGGGCGATGAACCGCAGCAGCTGCCCGCTGTGGAGCTCGATTCCTTCCTCACCGACGGTCTGCCAGTACCGCTTGACGCGTTTGTGCAGGTCAGGGCATGCGCGGATGAGTCGCTCGATCCGCTTGAACGCGTTCTTCGCCGTCTTAAACTCGTGCGCGCTGTGCAGGATGAGCTGCTCGCCACCGATGAACAGGCCCCACAGCTCGCGGGCCTCGATGATCCCGCCCTTGCCGTTCTGCCGCGGGACGTTGACGCACACCTCGGGCGAGGCCCAGTTGCCGTCGGCGCGCTCGCCCATGCCCTGGTCGAGGACGAACTGCTGCCACGGATCGAGCTTCAGCCCAGCACGCGCGGCCAGGTCGACGGCTTCCTGCCCGGCACTCGACAGCGCACGGCCGGGCACGGTGAAGATGCGGGGGTGCTGGTGACCGTAGACGGGGCCGTCAGCCACCGGCGGCGAGCTCTCGGGCTGCGGCGCGGCGCTTCTCTCGCTGCTCAGCAATGTCATCGACCGTGTCCCCCTTCTCCCCGACTGGGGCGAGCTTCCGGAGGTCGGACATGATCGAGCGGAGCTCGCGGGCCGCGACCGCCTTGGCGGTGGGGGCGTCCGTGCCGTCGATGGCGCGGGCGAGGTCGAGGGCGACGGCCGCCATGCCGGGCGACGTCTCGGCCGCGTGAAGATCGGCAAGCTCGGCGTCGATGTCGTCGGCGACGCTCATGATCGCCCCCACTAATTCACTCGAAACCGGTTCGCGGAAATAGCGCACGGCCGGTCACACGGAGTGACGGCCCCTAAATCGCTGGCCCGCGCTTCGGCGAAATAGGCTTTCAAAATCGCCGCGCAAAAAATCGGGCGACAAGGGCGTTTGGGTCGCCCAGACCGATTCCTAAAGAATGGTCTGCTTATGTCCGAGTTGACCTGATTTACCAGCGTCGCGAGGCCTGCGGCATGCTCGGGCGCGGCTGAGACCGCCGGCTGTTGTACCAGCGGGTGGCGACGCGCTCCATCTCGGGTGCTCGCATCGCAGCGATACGTTCTGTGACGATGTCCCTGCCAGGGTCGACCACCACGATGCGCGCCTTGAGCCGCTTGTACTTAGCCATCGCCTTGGGGCTGGGCATGGTGTGGATCAGGTAGACGTCGAGCTTGTCGAGATGCTGGCATGCCTCGTCGATGGCTGCGTACCTGGCTCGCTGGGCTACGCGCTGCTGGAGTGGTGCGTGATTCCAGTGCGGTGCGCCTGGCCCGGTGAGGGCGACGGTGATGCGGTCGAGGTCGATGACGATGTCGTCGGCCTTGGCGTGCGCGTCGATCCAGGTGGACTTGCCTGCGGCAGGCGGACCGGTGACGACGTACAGCACGAGGCGTCACCACCTCCGTGAGGCTCGCTGCTGCGGCCGTGGCGCCGTCCTGTTGCCGCGCGCCGAGTTGCATCGCCGGTGTGCTGAGCGGGCGTTGGCGGGGTCGCAGAGGTCGCCACCGCGGCTGAGCGGGATCAGGTGGTCGAGGGTGAAGGCGAGCGGGTGTCGGCGGCCGTCGACGTTGGCGGGGATGTTGTGGCCGCAGATCCAGCACGGGAGGCCGAGGGCCTTCTGTGCTGCGACGAGGCGGCGGTACGGGCGCCCGTTGCGTATGCCGGCCACGGGCGCCACCTCCCGGCAGTGCCTACGGGATAGGCATCTCGGTGCAGGTCGGATCTTGGAGGCAGGCGTCTAGCTGATCGCGGTTGGCCTTGTTCCGCTCGCGTAGGGCTTCGGCGTACATCTCGGCCTTCTGGCCCGAAGGGGCGCTGTCGCAGACTGCGGGCTCGTCCTCAGCGCCGACGGTCTCGTCTGCCTTGAGGAGTGCAGCCCAGGCGTCCACGCATGCCTTACGTGCTGCGGCCTTGTCGACGGTCGGAGTGGAGGCGGCGGACGGCGTGGCCGTTGGCTTGTCGCTGGTGCTGTCGCTGCTGCAACTGGCCGTGGCTGCTGCGAGGGCGAGCAGGACGGCTACAGCGGCTCTACGGATATGCATGGTCCCCCCAAGGACGCGTTGAAGCCGAGTGGGCATCATGCGCCGTCGGGGGGCGTGGTGGTGGCCGTGTGGCTGTCCTGTGACCCGTGGGGGTGATGTCCGCCGCCCGGTCGCTGCGCTCACCGCGGCCCGTGCCCAACTCGCGGTGGAGGATCTCCATACCCCTCGCCAGGCGGCGGACGCTTGCGCGACGGCGCCCGGGGTTCAGGTCACCGGGGGCCGCCGCGTGTCTGTGGCTCCGTCAGAGCCGGTGGATCCGGAAGCTGAGGGCGATGCGGGCCAGGCGCGCCCGCTCCTGCACCGCGAGCGGAAGCTGAACGGGCGTGGGGCCGCAGCAGCCCTTCAGGCAGGTCGGTTCCCCGTCGGAGACGAGGTGGACGTGCGCACCGGTCTTGGCGAGCAGGTGGGCGGCCTCGGTGGCGCTCCGGGGCGCCTCGTTCGTGGCGGGCATGGGCGCCTCCGGGTACGACAAAGGCCCCGCTGGTGGGCGGGGCCTCGGGTGTCTGTGGTGCCGGTTGAGGGCACAGCTGTTCACCGAGATCGTCACACAGGGCCTGACCTGCGGTCAAGCAGCGGCGCGTTCCTGCCGTTTCACGAGGACGGCGGTGACGTCGGGGACGGCGTAGTAGGGGTGCCGGTCGGTGCCGCCGGAGCGGGTGAGCTGGCCGCGGTAGACGAGGTTGCGGAGGGCTCCGGCGCTGACGCCGAGGACTCTGCGGGTCTGCTCGGCGGTGAGGTGCCCGGGGCGGATGATCTGCGACTCCATGCCCTCCATGATGCGGCAGTGGTGTCGGCCGCCGCATCGGTCCGGATCACTATTTCAGCGCCGTTTCGGGCCTGCCGCGCGTGGGCCCGAAACCCGAAACTTCCCAGCTCACGCCCGATATCGGGGGCGAAACCGGTTTCGGGTTGGGGTGAAACCACAGCCCCTTCCCGAAACCGGCTCGCGGGGCCCTACTCGCCCTCTTCCGGGGCGGGAAGATCGGCGTACCGCAGGCCCTTGGCGCCGCCGCAGCACTCCCGGATGGTGAGCTGCTTGGTCGCCACCTTGAACGCCTTCAGCGCAACGCTGAGAGCAGTCGACGACTCGGCGGGCTCCATCTCCAACCACTCCTTGTAGAGGTCCGGGCGGTACGCGGCGAGGGCCTCGACGAGCCGGTGCGAGTGCACCGCCTCGACTCCGTCCGGCCAGATGGCCCGCAGGTGGTCGACGATCGTCTCGACGTCCTGCTCCTCGACCTGGGCGCCGACGGCCTGCCCGGTGAGGGTGCCGGCCGCGGTACGCAGCGCGAGGGCGCGTTTGCCGATCTCCTCGGCTTCGGTCTGCTTGATGAACGCGGCGCGCACGGTGATGCCTTCGCGGCCGCGGGCGAGGATGCCGGTTCCCTGCTCGTCGATGCTGATGTCCGTAGCGCGCAGGCCGCGGTCGTAGGCGCCAGTCCCGAGGACGTTGTTGTTGGCCCGCCAGTCCATGACAGCGAGGCACAGGCGGGTGCCCACGCTGCTGGACACGGAGGACGGCAGGGACGGGGCGTCGGGGTTCTGGGTGAGCAGGATGAGGATGATCCCGTAGGCGCGGCCCTTCTTGATGAGGCGGGTGGAGAGGGCGGCGGCCTCCTCCTTGTAGTCGGGGTGGGTGAACAGCTCCTGTACCTCGTCGATGACGATGACGCGGGGGCCGAGCTGCTGCTCCGGGTACTTCTCGGCGAGGGCGCGGGTGACGCGGCGGCCGTCGGGGACCTCGGATGCGGGCAGTCCCTTGATGAACTTGGCGCGGCGCTGGTACTCGGCGATCCCGGAGCGCATCCCGCCGAGGGCGGCCTCCAGGTCCTCGTCCTCGTCGCCGGACACGTACCGGTGGCAGACGGGCTTGACTGCGTCGAGGTCGCCCGACCCCTTGAGTTCGTAGATCCACAGCTCGGCGGTGGCGTCGAGGGCCACACCGAGGACGATGGCGAGCGCGCAGGACGTCTTACCCGAGCCCGGGATGCCTCCAACCAGCAGGTTCGAGTACATGAGGGTGATCTCGATGAGGTTGCCGCGCGGGTCGAACCCGTAGGGCAGCGGCTCGTACACGTCGGCGGTG